GCAGGCTTATCAAGGCCGGTGCGCCGCACCGCAAGTTCATGCGGCAGATCAGCGTGATCGTCGACATCTGCAAGATGCCGGCGTACTTCATGCACGAGTTCGCGACGTACAAGGTCGGCACCACCGCCGACTCGTCGAGCACGATGCACAAGATCACGAGCCGTCCGCTCACGCGCGACGACTTCGAGGATCCCGAGACGGAGCCGGAGCTCATCCACCTCGCGGACACGATCGAGGCGCTCAACAACGCCCGCGTCAACTACCTGTCCGCGAAGAACGCCGGCGACAGCGACAGGGCCGAGAAGCTCTTCCGCTCGATGAAGCGCATGCTCCCGCACTCGTACCTGTACGAGCGCATCACGTGGACGTGCAGCTACGAGAACCTGATCGAGATCTGGCGCTGGCGCAGGAGCCACAGGCTCCCGGCGTGGCACGAGTTCTGCGAGAAGTTCATCGCGAAGCTGCCGTACTCGGAGTTCATCACGGAGTACCCATGTGAAAAGGAGGACTGACATGGACGGGCAGAAGCACGGGTCCGGCCGCGCCGGGGCGCGACGCACGACTAAGAATGAGACGCGTCTTCGTGGCCGTCCCAAGGCAAAGGTCAAGGGCCCGACACAGGCGGACTGCGTCGCGCACGGGCTGTGGCTCGCGTTTATGACCGGGATGTTCAAGAAAAACAAATGGTAGGAGAACAAATGAACGATACACACGGAGAGAAGGGCGAGGGCTGGTACGGGTTCGACCTGGACGGCACGCTCGCGAAGTACGACGGCTGGAAGGGCATCGACCACATCGGCGAGCCCATCGCGCCGATCGTGAACCTGATGAAGCAGATGGTCGGGAAGGGCCTCAAGGTGAAGATCCTCACCGCCCGCGTCTCGCCGCGCACGAAGCCGGAGGACCGGCCCAACCCGTACCTCGAGAACCACTGGTGCATCTCGAGCCCGACGGACATGCCGTGGGCGACGGCGAAGCGGTGGACGGCGAAGGAGTTCATACAGGAGTGGTGCTGGCGCAACCTCGGGTTCGTCCCGGAGATCACGCACCAGAAGGACCACCTGATGCTCAACCTGTTCGACGACCGCGTGACGCAGGTCGAGCCGAACACGGGGCGCATCCTCGGCCGGCTGCCGACGGAGCTCGACATCTTCGCCGTCAGGCGCGGGCGCTATCTCGAGAAGAAGTGCGAGCGCTGCGGCAAGGTCGAGACGATGTACTCGAGCGCAAGGTACTGCTCGGCGTGCCGGGCGGAGCGGACGAAGGAGGCGAACCGCGACTCCTACGTGCGCAAGGCGATGCGCGGATAGGCTTGAAGGAGGGAGACATGACTACGAAGAAGGTATGGATGTGGGCGGTCGCGCTGTGGCTCATGGCGCAGATCGCGTTCATGTCGGTGAAGCTGTGGGTGCTGGCGGGGATGTCCGTCGGCATCGCACTCATCCCGACGTGGTGCATGGCGGCGTTCGCCGTCCTGTACGGGCTGTGGTGCCTCATCACGGCCGACCTCGATTTCACTTTCGGCGACGACCTGGAGGACACGCGATGCGGATGCAGGAGCTGATAACGGAGTTCCGGGACGAGATCCCGAAACTCGCCAAGTCCCACCAGGAGACCGATGAGCTCTACCGGAAGGTGTGGGGGCTCTGGGACGACTACGCGCGCTGCGAGTCGGAGGAGGGGCAGAAGCTCCTCATCGACGCGGCCCGCGAGGCGATGAACCGGTTCTCGACCGCGTTCGCCGGCATGAGCGTGTCGATCGAGGCGCTCGAGAGGCTGAACGCCGGGTACACCCGGAAGCTCGGACCGAGGAACGCAGGTCCGAAGGAGGACCCGAGACAGATGAAGCTCGAGCTTGAACCGTCGCCGGCGGCACGGGCCGACGGCGCCAACGCCGCGTTTGCGGCAGGGAGGCACGGATGAGCGCGAAGAAGGCAACCCCCGAGCGCCGCGCCGAGGCCGCCCCGAAGGACGACAGCGTCAACCATCCGCACCACTACACGCGTGGCGGCGTCGAGTGCATCGACGCCCTCGACGCGGCGGTGACGGGGTGCCCGCCCGACGAGGCGATCTGCGTCGCGAACGTGATCAAGTACGTCTGGCGGTACACCGACAAGACCCCGGTCGAGTCGCTGAAGAAGGCGAGGTGGTACCTTGACCGCCTCATCGGCAAGGTCGAGAGGAGGACGCAGCAATGAAGCTGTGGATCTGCATCGGCGTGTACGTCGTCGTCATGGCCGTGATGCCGTTCGTCCTGTCGCTCATCGACGGACAGCCGTGGGTGACCCGCCGCCAGTCGGCGGGTGACGATCTCGGCATGTTCATCACCCTGCTCCTGTGGCCGATCTTCATCGTCCTGACGTTGATCCGCTGGTGGGCCTGCTTCATGAGCGAGGCCGGCGAGAGGACGTACAAGGGAATCGAGAAGGGGCTCGACGCCCTGAAGGAAGACCTCGGTGTCTGAAGCCGACGACATCATGCTGAAGCGCAGGCCGAAGAGGAACCTGCTGTGGCCCGAGCATGACGAGGTTCCCGAGGGGGCCTTGGAGTCCGAGGGCGTCAAGGTCCCTCCCATCCTCCCGTACGTGAAGGTCGGGAAGGAGATCTACGGACGGCACACCGCCGTCGAGGTCGGGGTGACCGGAGAGTTCTAACGAAAGGAAAACTGCAATGAGTAGCAAGAAGGACATAGGCGTGTTCGGGGATCCATCATACCTCGTGCGCAAGTTCGATGACGTGGACAAGGCGGTGACGTCGAAGAAGTCCGCGATGTCGAAGCTGATAACGTCGACGGTAAAGGGGCTGTCGACCAAGAAGGACAACATGTACGTGTACCGCGTCATGAAGACGACGGGCGTGTTCGACGGGAAGCCGCGGGTCGGCTACGTCGCACACGTCGCGATGGGCCTCAACGGCCCCGGCAGGCAGGAGGACTACCTCGCCGCCCTGCGCCGGCTCGTCACGTGCAGGACATTGAGGATGCGCATCTTCGACGTGTGGGTCGACGCCATCGACGATCTCGTCGACGTGCTCGTCAGCTGCACGGACGAGGCGGAGATGCTCAAGAAGGGGAGGGACGCATGAGCTACGACCCCGACGAGGAGCTTCGCCGCTGCAGGGCGCCCGCAGGGAACGACGGGGGCGAGACCTTCCGCGCGTACTGCGGCCTGTCCCCGTGGCGTCCGTTCGACCAGAGGCGTGGAGCGTACCGCCGCGGAAGCGGCGTCACGGCGTCCGACGTGTACCGCGCGATCGTCGCGCATGGAGGGCCGAAGTGATGGTCAACATCGAAGAGATCAAGGCGCGGCTGCGCGAACTGTACGGCCTGTCATGGTTCACGGACGACCAGCTCTACAAGCTCGCCGGGTACCTCGTGTGCGCCGGCGTGAGCCAGCCGCTTCTCCTGAACTACAGCGGGGACATGATGTGCTACCTGAACGCCCCGGCGTCGGCAGGCCACCATCTCGCCGTGAGGGGCGGACTCGCCACCCATTCGATAAACGTGACCGACCGGCTTCTCCGGCTGACGGAGAGCCTGAAGATCAAGTGGTCGAACTCGGGATCGCCCTACACCATCGGCATGTGCCACGACCTGTGCAAGATGCGGGCGTACGACTTCAAGGCCGGCGACAAGGAGATCACGAAGCTCAAGCCCGTGTTCCCGGGGCACGGCACGCTCTCGGCGATGCTCGCGCCCGAGTTCCTCGGACATCCGATCTCGTATGTCGAGCAGGTGTGCATCGTGTACCACATGGGTGCATGGGATGCGGGCCGCGACTACGAGATCGGCCACCTCGACGCCGCCGTCTCCGAGTTCCCGCTCGAGGTCATCGCGACGCACACGGCGGACATGCTGGCGTCGCAGTGCGACGAAACGGGGATGTGACATGGCGAAGTACTGTGTAGAGTACGGGGCGCTTCAGGCCAACGCCAGGCGTCTCATCGAGGTCGAAGGCTCCGGCTGCGACGCCGTGAAGGTCTCCGACAGCTTCGCGAAGCGCATCGCCTACGCGCTCAACCGGTGCGAGCCGGACGCGCGCCGGTTCGTCCCTTCGCTGGAGGACATCGACAAGCTCGACAAGCTGGCCGACAGCATGATCAACTCCAGCCAGTACGGCGGAGGCATC